TTCCGTCTAAAATAGAGAGAGCCATATGGTTGTTTCCTTGTTAAATCACGCCAATATACATTGAATTTTGCTGTTGATAGAAGTTTAGGTATCTCAAGCCGTCCTCAAGTTCAGAAGGAGTACAGATAACACTCATAGTCAAGCCCCTTTGCCATGCCCTTTTATTTGCTCGAATAGATGGGCTTTGACCACTTATCCTTGCCATGTGAATTTTTGTGTCGAAAATTGTGTTCTGTATCTTGGTAGCAAGGGTAGGTGTTTCAGAATAGAACGCTTCAAAGATAGCGCAGTATTCAGCGTCAAAGTTCTCTTGGGTAATCTTGGCCGCCGTGTCTGAATAGTTCACCGCAACGCTCAAATCATAAACCCCTGTATAGTTGCCTAGCATTTGAGTATTTACAGAGGCAGAGATTGTGACGAATGGGAAGAATCTAAGCCCGATGCGGTTTGTGGTATAGACATTCAAACCAGAGATTCCCGCAAGCAAGTCTCCAATAGCATCCTCTACATTATATTGTGGTGTCTGGTTCATTTCTTTGCGCTTGCTGTAATGTCTAGCGTTATGGCTCTATTCCAAGTTCTATTCTTGGATTCAATGGCGTTGCTCTGTCCTGTTACTTTGGCCACATAACAAGTGATATTTGAAGCCGTGGTGATATAACTTGCAAGGTCGGGTGATCTGTAAAGCTGTCCTAATATATTAAAGAACTTTGCATCAAAAGCGGTTCGGCTAATTGTGTCGGCTCTTGCCGTGTAGGTAAGCGTGGCAGGGGTTTTGAATACTCCTGTAAATGGGCCAAGTTCCTCCCCTCCAATGCTCGCTTGAACTACAATGTTGGGCATAGTCCGAGCCGTGCCTCTTTCGCTAGTGAAGAAATTAACACCAGTAATGCCAGAAACTGCGTTGAGAAGCCCCTTCTCAATCTCTCGTTCAATTGAGGCCATTAGGTTGTGATGTCGGCTAGTTCGATGGTATAGGAAACTCCATCCGTACTTTGGGAGAATCCCGCAACCATTCGTTCTATGCCAGAAACAGAGCAGAGCATACCAATCGTAGGAGCAGAAATAGAAGAGGCGGGAACGACAAGGCTCTGGGTTATCCTTAGAATCTCTCCACCTATATCCAAATCTGTTGCCGTGGTTAGATCGGTTACAGAGGCACACACGGCAGTAGAACCCAATCCAGTTACGGAAGAGTATAGGTCTTTTATCATCCCGCTGAGATCGGAAAGGAAATAGGTTGTGTCAATCGAGCCAGCCATAAATCCCGCCTAGTGTCAATCCAGCTTTATCATTCCCTCAAAGTCAAAAATGTTGTCAGTTTCCCACTCGTTCTTTTGGGGGAAGAACCCGGTGTTCTTATCCTTCCTAACCGCTGAGGCCAAGATGATCGGGGTGCTATTAATTGCCCAGAACATATCTGCACCTCGGATAGCCTTTGCCATATCTTCAATGTCTGGGGCGGTGTAGGTCGAAAGCCCTTGTATTTTAATATCGAGCGGGGTCATCACATAGAAGTTTTCTTTGCCCATCTCAGACCTCGCCTTTGTTATGATCTCAAGCGGATTGTTCCTATACCCTTGGCTGATTCCAAAAGGAGCAACTAGGTTATATTTATCGGGCAGTTCCTTGGACGGCTTATCATCCAGCTTGTCTAGGACGATGTTCGTCTTGTCTGCTCCTTTGATTTCGGAATGGCTATAAACAAAGTCCGTCCAAGTCTTTTTGCTCTTTCGGTATTCCTCGTATTTGTTCGGCCATACCTCAAGGTCAATGATGTCTCCCTTGCTCCCCGCCTTCACATAGGAGACAAGATCGAATACGGAATGATATTGGGGCAAGCAATCAAAGAAAACCTCTTGCCCTTGGTCTGCCAAGAACTTGGCGGCGGGTAGGCATCTGAGGACATCCCCTAGCCTCTGCGAGTATTTGATTGTCTTAGCACTCATCGGCAACGCTTTTGTCTGTTATGAATGGCAGATAATCCCTCAGCCTAACTGGGCTTGTCGTTTGTTGTAGCCTTTCCCATCCTTCAACTATCCCCTTGTACCCATAGAAATCTTCTTTGAATTGTGCCTGTTCTTTCGTGGCGTATGCGTAGTGATCAAAGGTTAGCCCCCAAGTTTCTGTGACTCCCCTCGGAATCATCAAAGATTGGACATTGAGCTTGGGCGGTTCATGGCTTGTAAAATGAATGTCCCTTCCCCATCTCCAAGCTCTAAACCACTCGTACCAGTTCGAGCCGAACCCCTCCCTAGTCACTACTCTCTTGTTCTGCCCTACAAAATAGTTGCAATGAAACTGCATCGCTCGCCCCTCCTCGCATCCTTTGAGATGTCCAAAAATAGCGTCTATCTGTTCGGCTTTCCATATCTCGTCTGAATCAATCTGCATCACAACCCCTCCCTCTACTCCCCGCAAGGCTTCGTTTATCATCGCCAGCTTCCCCTCGAAGGGTTTAGCTTGCCAGTAAACAGATATATTTTCCCCTCTAATGCTCTCAAGATATTCGTGTGTTCCGTCCACGCTTGCAAAGTTCTTATGATATTTGTCGGGGATTTGCTTGCACCACCGAGTACATCCTAGAGGTTCGCTTACTCCTTCAACGATGTTCCATCTCCAAGGGATTTGCAGTTTTCTAAACTCTGCTAGGTGCTTCTCAATATAGGGCATCCCATTTAGAACAATGGTGAAGATAGTTAGCATTTTAGTCGGCCATAAATAACGCTAATCTCTGAGCAGAAAGAAACAGAGTCATATTGGTAACACTCAAACCCAATAGACTCAAACCAAGTCATAAACTCCTTAAGCCATAGATCGGAATAGTGAAGTTCAATGGCGATCTCCTTTAGTGTCCCCACATCTGCAATCTGCAACATTCTTGACTCTTCTCCCTCTATGTCGCATTTGATGTGAGTTATTAAGTTTTCCTTAATCAGTCCTTGGATTTGCTCTGATGATTCTATTCTTTGGCATAGGAATTTGCCCTCTGGATATTGCCTAGACAGAGATTCAATGTCCCCTTGGTTTATTTCGATTCCCATGTAGAACTCTGGCTTTTGTGATAGGAAGTATTTTGCCGTGCCGTTGCCCTCTTGCCTTTCTGCCTCCGTCCAGAATCCGCATCCCAAGTCTAGGACTCTTCCCCCCTTAACATTAAGATGCTCCCAATGAATCTGCGGAGCTTCCGAATCTATTGTTCCCTTGGTCATAACTGGAAGATGGCCGCCCCATTCCGACAAGCCATATCCTCCCATAGCAGGGTTGCAGTTCGCTTTAGCTTTTCATAATTAGCATAGTTCTTGATGTCGTTCACATCGTCTAGGGCGATGATTGCTTTCTCTACTAGGAAGGGTCGGACACAACGCAGTTCTGATTCCCCAGAGAAGGGCGAGCCATCAATCAATACAAAGTTAAAATCTACATTATGGTCGAAGTGAACATCCTCGATTGCGCTGGTTTTGTATTGGTAGGCAGTTTCAAGACATACATTATGCCAGCCCAAGACCTGCTCTAGCGGGTACTGGTTGAGCGTTGTCTTTGTGGTTCGATAGAACTCCTCAATATCTTTCTTGTTTAGCCATAGACTCGATAGGGTTGCCGTGCCGTTGATTGCTACTCCCCCCCTTGCCGATAGGTTCATTGAGTGTCGGCCTATGCGGTCTGGATGGTTCTCTATGCTGAATAGTTTCTTTGTCTTGATGCATTGCGTTGAGCCGTCCCCTGTTCCTCCACCAATCTCTAGCCCTACATCTAGCCCTTCACTATATTTTTGGAGGGCTTGTCCAAATGAGTCGTTGATGGTTATTTCTTGCATCTTGCCATTTCTATTAGTGCCTTCTTAATTACATATTCAATGACGGCCTCCGGGTCTTGCTTCAAGGCCAACATCCCCGCCTCGTATAATTCCTTCTTAGCCTTTTCGTCATAGGTAATATCGACATTTACAAACTTAGTTTTGCAGGGGCGAGATTTCCCAAAAGTAATTATACCAAGACCCTTGGTATGCTCTCCCTTTTTAGCTGTCCTACAACCAATTATTTGCTTTGTGCTTTTCATAGATCGCCTTGCCTTTCTCATAGAACTCTGGCTTGTTGTGGTTTTTTAGTTGCTCGTCTGGGTTGCCCCCTGTGAACATAGGATTCTCGTGTTTGAATTGAACATGTCGAGCCTCAACTACCACTTGATTTAAATAGGCAAGCTCTGTGAATTCGTTATCGGAATATAAACCATCGCTCTCTTGATAGTCGGGGTGAAACATGTGACCCTGCTTTTTTAGCCTATCTTTCGTGAGAATCGCCATACAGAGGAGTTTGTCGGTTCTCAGCCCATCTGATACTGCCAATACCTTCTCGGCCTTGCTGTCCCCAATAGCGTTCGAAATTAGGGCATCCCAATGGCGGGGTGGTGCCCAATCATCCGACATTTGAATAATGATGTCCCCCTTGGCTATTTTTGCCCCTGCGTTCCAGGCATTGACGATGCCACCGGGGTTGCATCGAATCCCTTGGTGAGGGGTGTAGTCGGTCTTTTCGTCTGCATCCACCATGAATAGCCATTCAATTTCAAGGGGTTTCTCGGCCAAGCACAACCATTGCCATCTTCTCTGCCAAGCGATCTGCGGTCTGCCCTTAGTAGCGTGAATCACGCTTATCTTTGGGGCTGGTTTCATCTTCTTAATCTTCTCAACCTCCACGCTTTCGCCAACACAAACAGAGGCGGTTTCAAATAGATCGAGGGCTTGCCAGTTGTAGATCGCTTCAACTTGATTCCAATAATGAGCTTTTGGCCTGTGCAGAGTCATGCAACTTCGGATTGCTCCATATGCCTTATGCCAACTAGCCTTCCCCGAGTAGTGATTTGCTATATAAAAATACGCCTCTCTGCGGTCTGGTTGGAGAGCCACGGCTTGTCCTAGCCACGCCAGCCTGTCGTTATCCCCCACAATCCTCCCCAGATTGCAAAGCACATCATATCGAAGCGTGTCCTCTAGCTCTGGAAAGGCCAAGGCTCTCATGCTGGAATCAATGCACTTCTCAATCTGGTTTGATAGAAAGTATTCTTGGGCTTGGTAGTATAGAGAATTGGGAGCAGTTGAAAGGGTGTCGGCTAAGATGTTAAAGTTCCTTTCAGCACTTTTGGGCTTGTACCCATCGGGCTTGTGGATTCTAAATATCTTGTCTGTCGCTATGGTCTTGTTTGACTCTTTAGTGACAAGCATTTCGTGAACTCGATTCTTCCAAACACAAGTGCCTTTCTTGCTTATCTCTTCTCGGAGGGGCATGAGTCCGGCGTTGTCGACATTGTACTTTAAAGCCACTAGGTGAGCGTCTTTCTCTATGGCTAGGGCAATAGCTTCCTCTGCCACCTTCTCGCCGTCATCAGCCATTACATCGTCAGCGTCCACCCATAAAGCCCATTCACACTCACAAGCCTCTAGCGCAGTATTTCGAGCCGTTGCAAAATCATCTATATGCTCCCAATCAGTTCTTTTGTTCTGGTAATGAACGATTCTAGCACCGAGAGAAAGTGCGATCTCCTCTGTCTTGTCGGGCGTAGCTGACCCCCTAGAAATACATACAACAACTTCTTTTGAGATGGGTTTAAATGATTCAATGCAACGCTTGATGTATGCTTCTTCATTTCCAGCTATTAGATAAACAGAAAGAGGATATTTCATTTAGATAGGATTTCTGTCTGCTAGAGGATGTCAATTAAATAGTATTTGTATATATTAAATTGTAACTACGGACTTGTAATTGTAATTGATGGACTCCAGCCTGTTAGCGGAATTGCAGAACTTGATGATAGATTTGTGCTTATTACACCTCCTCCAATTTCATTTTCATACCAAACTTCCCATGCGTTGGGAGTTGTTTGGTAGTAACCAAAAGTTAACCAATAATAATTTCCATCTATTGCAGAATAGTTTGCAAGCCAATGTGTATTATCTTGTCTTAAATATGGAGTAATTCCATTTATTGTTAAACTAACAGTAGAAAGAGGAAGGGTTGGTCCGGGTGATGGCGTGATTGAGGAAACAACAGGAGTCCTGCTACCGCTTACGGATATTCCGTAGCCGTAACCAGCCATATTAGTCTCCGATTGCGAGGACTACGCCAGAATGAATACGAAAATTGGAGACATCCCCAGCAATATAAGCACCGGCAGGAATGGTCGTTGCACTTGCCAAGGTTGTGTTTGCAATCGCACTCATTCCAGTAACCGTAGATGTGATTGAGTAAAACTTGGTTTCAGTAATAGCCACTAGGCCAGCAAACACGCCAGTAATAGAACTTGCCGTAGTGGTTACATATTGCGTTCCGGGTCTAGCGGCGTGGGAAATCTGATCGTAGTAAGGTTCGGAGTTGGAAAGGTCGGACATAGTTTTATTGTCTTAATGTCAAAAGAAAAAGGAGGAGCAAGGTTTCCCCTGCTCCCCCTTCTTCGGAGGAAACAACCAACTAATCTTTAGCTGTAAGTCGTGGTGATACGGACGGCGGCGTTCGCATCAATGACTTTCTCCGAGGTGTTCATACGAACACGGAGGATGTTGGAGCGGCGTGGCTCATCACGATAGCTCTCTGAGACGAATCCACCGGGAGCGTCATCAGACCAGACCAAGGTGCGTCCTAATCCACCAGCGGTGAATTGACCACCAGCCACATTGGCAACTACAATCTTGGTGTCGGGCACAATGAACGAGCCAGAGTAGCTCTTGTTCTTGTTGGCAGTATTGTAAGCCGCACGTCCGATGTAGACATTATCTACGCCGAAAGCGAGGGCGATCTGTTTCTCATCGAGCAAGCGACCACCAGTATTTGAAACAACTCCGTAGAACTGATTCTGCAAGAGGGTGGTGCGGCGAACACGCTCGTAAACGTTGGCAGACATGATGACCGCATTGGCTTCGTAACCTAATTTATTCAAGGCCAATTTACCAGCCGCAACGTCCGCAGGGGCGTTGATCGTGGCAAGATTGGCTTCGATGTAGGAAGCCGTAGGGCTAACATCAGCCGTGGTGAAGGGGGTCGAGGTTGCCCAGAGCAAATCAGCCACCCGCTTTTCGTGGGAGAGCTTGATCTGACGGAGCAAGAACTTCGCCGTCTCTGCTTCGAGCGAGAAGAACCTGTCGGCATCCGCACGGAAGCTGTCATCCAAAACTTCTTCTAGTCCGGTTTCTTGGCAATCGTAGGTGTCGGAAGTGAATTTACGAATCGCACGGGCGTATTCGCTACCAGCGTTCCGCTTGGCCGCATCAGCGTTCAAGAGGTCAGCATCGGAAGTTTGCACTTTGAGATAAACACCACTCTTCGCCGAAACTGGCAAGAGGGGCATAATGTCCGCACCGATCATTCCAATCGAGGCGGGTGCTTCAATGAGGGCTTGGTTAATATCGGCACGAATCGTTGTGCCACCAGAAATAAAACTCATATTATATTATTCTTTCTTTTGTTTGTTGTTTATTGTTTAGAACAATGGGATTGCGATTTCGATAACAGCGTTTGTTGCCGTTGCCGCTTCGAGAGCGATTCCAGCCGTTGTTAGGTTTGTGGCCGCCGTGGTCACTAAACCAGTCGCATCAAAAAACACCGTGTTACCAACCGCCGCCGTGCCAGAGACGGTTGCGAAGAAGGTGGGGTGCAACAACTTAACTGTCACAAAGCCAGCAGCGGGCGCGTCTTCTTGCGTCACGCCGATTGCTCGGGCGCTTCCAGTAACCGATGCGTTTACAAAACCAGCCGTGGTTGTATCGGGGCTGACCATCCGATAAGCCGAAATTGCCGAGGCAGTTCCGAACGTACGAAATGCTGAATCAATTTGAGTAGACATTTTCTTTTATATCCTTTTGTTAGATTTTGGTAATGCCACGGCTTAACGCTTCGGCATATTCATTGGGGTTAGACAACATCACAGCTTTCATGGCTGAGAGCTTCGAAGTTCCGTAATCGCTATGGGCGGCCACGAGTGCTTCAAAATTCTTGGGTTCAACTTTTGCGGGAACTTCCACAGCGGGAGAAGCGGAGATGGGCTTGATACCAAACTCGGTGAGAACTGCTTTGAGCTTCTCGGCCATTTGGCTTTCGTCCTTCTTGGCTTTGTCTTCTGAGGAAGGAACATCAGCAACTGGCGCACCTTCCGCTGAATCTTCAGCTTGATCTTTTGCTTCATCGGCGGGTTTCATAGCGGCTTCGAGAGCCTCTAGGCGGGCTTTAAGCTCGCTCAATTCGTCCATATATTTTTTGTCCATATTCTTTTCTTCCTTTTTGTCAAGTATGGGTTCATGCTCCACAACTGCTTGCGGAAGGTCGGTTGGAATACTTGCTCCACCCGCCATATAACCGAGCTTGCTTCCAACGGCGAAAACAAGCATCTCCACATCGTTACTCTGAAAATCTCTGAACTTCTCATTGCTCGCTGGGCTTGAAACTAGGTCGGCACTTTCAATCCTTTGAGGGCGAATGTAGTCCTTGCCCTTGATTGTTTCGGACTCATTCAAGAACGCTAGGCTCACTCCAAACTGGTCGGGGGCTTCGTTGGCCATCTCTTTGACCAATTCGTAGTGGGGCGAGCTTTTGAGTAGGTGAAGGTCTGCCATCAGCTTGTCTCCCTCAATGCGAGGGTTGCGAGCGAATCCGCACACGGCATCCAATCGGCTTCCGTGATTCATCTTCACTTTCACGCCGTTGGGAGCTTTGGCCATTAGCTCATATGCCTTTTGGATGGAGGTCTTATCAATGAACAGATCGTGGCCTCGGGCTTCACCTTGGCTCAAGATATAGACATTAGGAATGATAGTTGAATCTTCCTCTAGTCTGGCTTCCTTGCGTAGCTTCTTCTTGGTGTCTCGATAGGTTTGATAGGCAACCGCCGCCCTCTGCTTGGCTTCTGGAAAGGTCTTGTTCGCCTCTGCGTGTCCCATAAACCGCCCCACAAAGTCCTTGGTTTTCTCGCCTTTTTTGGGTGTAAGGAGTGGCATATAATTAAACTAGGGTGAGGAGATACTTTAACTGGTTCACATTGCCTAGAATCTCATCTCGGATATTCAATAGGTCTGTGTCCCCTTCGTTCAAGTAGCCCGGTAGCTCATCGGACAAGAAGGAAATAAACTCATCGTTATACTCTCCAAAGGTTTCGGAGTAGTTGTCTAGGCTAAAATCAAAGGTGGAAGCAGAGATGATTCGGCCATATTTGCCCATGTATGTCTCAACAAACTCATCAATGTTCTCTGTAAGAGATTCGTAGATTTCCCCAAAGCTCTTGTGTTGGCTATAGCTTTTGGTCTGCCAATGGAAAATCTTGTACTGGTTCTGATAACTCAGAAAGGTTGTGAGAATCGTTTCGCCGTTGGGGTTTTCCATAATCTTCCTTACCTTGTCAATTATTTTGCTTTATCTTTTAGTGGCCCGCCAACAATCCAAGCGTCACAAGTCCTTTTAGAAGCGCACTTGAAATCAAAAATCTCGCAGTAGCCCAGATCGCCACCAAGGGTAACTTCATTTGCATCCGCACCGATGCCCTTCTTGATGCATCCAAGGAGCTTGTTGGTCTGATTAAAGGCGGCACAATTACCGCATCTCATCTTCTTTGCTGTCTCTACATCGCCTTGAAATTCGTCAGCCTTGGCCTTCCAATAGTCCTCGTTAGGTTCATTCGGATTGGCTGGGCCATAGTTCGCATCGTCCACGGCGTTCTGCCTGTTGGCTAGGTTTGTCTTTACATCTTGCGTTGCAATAGGGCAAGTAGCTGGTTCTTCTAGCTTCTCATCTCGGCTATCCATTTGCTTAACGAGTTTCTTGACCCAAGAGAATCCAGCGTCACCGCCCCAACCATTCCACGCTTGCCAGCCCTTCCCTTGATCGTCCCAGCCCTCACCCTTCTTATCTACTTCGTGACGGCTGAAAAAGGAGTGCATCCTACGAATTGTGTCTGGTGATAATTTCTTCCCTGCAATCAAGTCCCTTGCTCTAGCAATCCCCACAGAGGTCATTCCCCGCTGGCTAGGTGGTTTCTCCCCACGAACTGCCAAGGCTCTCTTTGCCGATTCCCTTGCTCCTTCGGGTGGGGTGAAATCAATGTCTGAATACTTGCCTAGTTCGCAAGAGTTTATCATTCCCTCAATAAGCATCTTGAGGCTTTCGTTATCTAGGCTTCCCAGTTCCTCTAGGTTGTTACTTATAGTTTTTTTTTGCGTATCTTCGGTTGTACTTTTTTCGGTAGGCTCACGCTCCTCGCCCACATCAATATCGCCATCGCTTCCAGTTGTTCGGCTGATGGTGTCTTGCTCTTTGATTGAGGGAACAATGGCCACGGCGTTTTCGTCTTGTGGTTCTTCTTGCATCTGTTCGGGCGCAGGGGTTGGCGAGCCAAAGGCGGGGGCTTGAATTGGTTTGTTGATGTCTGAAATTGTGTCTGGGCTTACTCCGTATTGTTCGGCCAAGTCTTTAATTAGTTTAGCCTCTAAAGCCCTCTGCCTCATCGAGCTTTCAAAGTCTAAGCCTTTCTCCGCATATATAGAACTAGCTGTGGTTAGGCCGCATCGAAATTCTGAGATATTGGCTTGGCTCTCCCTGCCTAAATCTATTGAGACATTTGCGCCAAAATTAAAGATTCCCTTTGTGCTTTTGCCTCCAAGGTTGTTCTCAATCAATCCCCTAGAAACCGCATCGGCAATTACAATGTTCTTGAGGGGACGAAGTACCCTATCTTCTAAGAGCTTTTGGTATCTTCGGAAAGTCCGTCCCGCTTGTTGCATTTCTAGGCGAGCAGTTGGGCCAGACATCGAAGAAGGGTCAACGGCGAAGCTGTAGGGGATGCCCACCCCCATACAGATATTCCTCAATAGGATTCTATGAAACTCTGCAAAAGCCCCGCTGGGTCGGCTTGGGCCGTCTGGGAATACAATATCTTCGTTCACTTCCAAGTAGCTGATCTTCCCCGGTTCGATAGTTTCAAGTTTGATTCCTTGGTTATCGGCGTTCAGATCATCGGTAAGAGTGGATAGGTCGGAAGCGTTGTTGTTGTTTCGCTTAACGATTCCAGCCTGTGAGCTTGCTAGCTTCGCCGCCATCTTCTCAGAGGCGATGATTTCATATAGATCGACGCAATCATTTATTGCCGTGTGGAAAGCTGAGATTCCCCTGTACTGGTCGATGCGGAGGGGGTCATAAAGATGAAAGGCTTGAGTGGCTGGGATTGTGGTTTGGAAAATGTAAGCGTTCCCGTAGGTGCGTAAATAAATATCATAACCAGTTGGTGCGCCTGTCTCTTGGTCAATATGGATTCCCCCGATTAGGTTAAGGCTTGTATATGTTCGGTTCGGGTCTCCTATCCTATCCGCTTCGATGCCTTGTAGTTTTAGGTTGCCATCTTGCGATCTGACCAAGGCAAAAAGAAAATCGCCATCTCTTAGCATACTCATCATTGCAATTTGCATTAGGAACGAGCCTGTATGCCGTCCCGATAGGTCACACTTGTCCCACCACTCGTTCCAATACGCTTCGACATCCGTGTTCACGGAAGGGTTGTCTGTTCTGCATTGATAGGAAATATTACCCGCACAATGGCTTGCAAACTTCATCAATAGGCCACGCACTAGGCCAACATTTTCGGCTAAGTCTCTGGAACGCTTTAAAAGCTCAACCCGATCATAGTTAGAACGAAAGCCTTCCGCACCAGCTAAAGACGAAGGGCCACGCCGTTGTCTGTTGTATTTTGTCGCATCGTAATCGAACGCTGTGAGCTTTGCCCGAGAAGCAAGACGCTCCACTCCCTTTTGTGGGCTAACAAAAGCAATCGCCCTATCCAGTATGTTCAGCCCAACTTTCTTCACTTAGGCCATTCCCAAAGATCGTGACGGGCCAAACTTTGCGTAGGTCGTTCGGACTCGTTGGCCAGTTGCGGATTGAATCGCTAGGGTGAGTTCGGCAATCGTGGACGAAACTTCACCGAGGTTCGCCCTTGAAAAAGAACGCCCAGCTATCGAATACGAGCTACCCGCCACCGCTATTGCTTCTAAACAAGTGACATATTTATCACGCAGAGAAGTTAGGGTGGCTAAGGGTAGCCCAATAAAATCACCCCTCGCCATTGATTTCCTCCTCTGTCAAACTTGCGGGTGAGATTCTTAATAGCTTGTGCAATCCAGCACCCACAATGTTCATGCACTCGCAATCTAATAAGTGGTTTTGCTTCCCAATTTGCTTCCATACCATCCTTGTTCTGCCGTTGAGGGGATTCTTCACCGCCACCTTCACCTCTGCCCTTATGTGGGTGTGCCAGACTTCGGGAGCGTCATCGGCCACGAATCCGTCAGCGTGGAGAAGATTCGAGAATATGTCCTTTATGCTGGGGTTAGACCAACGCCACACCGGGCAAAGTCTCCACTTCCATCCCGCCCTAGATTGTCCCGCCTTGCCCGATAGGGGGTCTCCATTGGATATTCTTGCAAAGGGTCGAGTCACTTTTTGCTCTCCGACAATCTCCGAGAAGGAGGAACGATCTGAACCAACCAAGGCTATCCAGCCGTGTAAGCAACATTGATAGTAAACCTCCCTCGTCTGATCGCCCGAATCTATAAAGACCATCTTGGGCAGTACCTTAAACTCCTCTGCCTTTGCTTCTATATCGCCCCAAGTTTCAAGACGGCCAGCCCACACCATCCTAGACTTGCCTTCATCATTATAGGCTCGAACCAGTACCCAAGTATGAAAGCCGCCGGACTCTTGAACGTCCACGCTCATCACGCACTTCTCGCCCTCCCTCACTTCGCCCATCTTGTAGCCTCCCGCCTTAATCTCGATTCGTTCCTGTTCGTGTTCAAGCCAGGGCTCGGCCAATACTCGATTGATAAAATCTTGCAAGCCCACGATTCCCGCATACTTATCTTGCAGAAACTTAACCGCCAAGCTCCCGAATGTAACCCAAGGGGCATAGAGTCCGTTGAGATGGTAGGAGCGTCTAGCTGGTTCGCCGTTGGGATTGGTTGCCCTCCACTCCCCCCCTCTAAGCATGGCGGTTTTTTGTCCATCGGTGATTGGCTTCTTACACCCCTCGCACTCATAATAAGCAGAAGATTTTACTAGGGCGAAGTCATATACGCTATCCTCTAGTTTTGCTTTATCGTCCCACTTGATTTGTCCCCAAATAAGTTTCTGTTTCAATCCACAATGGGGGCAAGGCACAAAGAAGAACCGCATATCCCCTTTTAGCCACTCACTCCAAATCGTACTATCTGCCGTGGTCGGGGTGCTAGTGGTTATGATTAGATGGTTCGGGTAGGTGCTAACTCTTGCCTCTGCAAGTTGCAACGCTCCCGCCTCTGTTTTGCTTGACCCTGCCTCTGGATATTTGTCCACCTCATCGAGCATCAAAAGTGAAACGCTACGAGACGCAAGATTGGCGGGGCTGTTGCTTCCGACAAACCAAAGGCTCATCTTTCTAAAATGCTGTTCAAGAATCTTGATTTTGTCCGTGTTGTCGGGCTTTTCTTTGGCTAGGGCTGGGCAGTCATCAATCATTGGTAGCCATCTAGTTTCAGAGAACGATCTAGCAAGAGCCTCGG